CCAAAACATTTACAGTTAATGATTGTGTTTTAACTAATGTTTCAATTGATTATGCCCCTAACGGTTGGGCAACGTATGATGATGGTTATCCAGTACAAACTAGAATCGTATTACAATTTAAAGAAACTACTATCTACACTAAAAATAATTTTAATGGTAGTGCTGTGGCAGCTAATTATAATAATCAACAACAAATACAACAAAACGCAGCTGTTCAAAAAACTTTATCTCCTGGTGAAAGTATAGTTCAATGAGATACTTTAATTCTTTACCTTATCTTACCTCCAATGATAACAATGGAAACATTGTTGCATTAAAAAATCTATTGATTCGTACACAGTTAATACCACAATTAGCCAAGAACCCTTTGTTGTTCTATGCTTATTCTGTACAAGACGGTGATACACCAGAAATTATTGCCAACAAATATTATGGTGATCCGTTTAGATTTTGGATTACACTCTATGGTAATCCTAACATATTGGATCCTCAGGCAGATTGGCCAATGAGTTCACAACAGTTTTTGATTTATTTGAATGATAAGTATAATGCTGTGGCCAATGGTAATGTATTATCATATACTCAAGGTACTGTTCATCACTATGAAAAAACAGTCACTTCTATTGATGGTGATTCTGGTACAACAGTAATTAAAACCGTTGAGATTGATTTAAATACTTATAATTCAATCACACCATCAACAGTAACCAAATCTTTTTCTAATGGAACAAAAATAACATATACTATTTCAACCAATGCCGTTTCAATTTATGATTATGAAAATAAATTAAATGAATCAAAAAGAAATATAAACATCATTAATTCGGCATACGCAAATCAAATTGAATCTCGTTATCAAACTTTAGTGAGCTCGTAATATGGCAACCAACGGTACAAATACTGGTACACAGTATATACGTTATCCTACCGATTATAATCTTAAAACATTGGCTTTATATACACCATTAAACAATGGTGCTATTGATTTAAGTCCTTTGATGATTGAATTAAATCTATATGAGGACATTTACAGTTCAACCATTTCGGGTGAAGTGGTTATACAAGATGCTTTAGGTATTATTAATAATTATCTTTTGAATGGTACTGAATTTCTTCAGGTTCAATTACAGAAAACCACAGCAGATAATCTATTTCTTTCTAGAAATTATCGAGTATACAAAATTAGTAAACGAGTTACTGCTGATAGTAATAACTATGAAGTATATGTAATTAATTTTATTTCTGAAGAATTTTTTTTATCTGAGCAATATCGTATCTCCAAATCAGTTAAAGGTACAATGATATCGGATATTATTACCAATATTCTAAACACTTATGTATTGGCTGGTAAAGGTAATAAACCTCTATACATTGATGCCACTCAAGGTGTATATGATTTTGTATTACCTAACAAAAAAATATTTGAAACTATCAATTGGTTATCAACATATGCTTTACCACCTAACAATACTGGTGCTGATATGTTGTTCTATGAAAATAGTAACGGATATCATTTTCATTCATTACAGAACTTATATAAATCAAATTCATATCAAACATATAAGTATGATCCCAAAAACTTATTGGCAGTACAAGGTCAAATTAATATTCAGCAACAATTAACTAATGCTAGTGATTTCGAAATGTTGAATTTCTTTGATACTTTAAGTGCTGTTAGTAATGGTATGTGGTCAAATAAAGTTATTACTTTAGATCCATTACAAAGAACAGCAAATACTGGTATTTTTAATTACAATGAATATCTTTCAAATCCAAATACCAAAACAATGAATAAGTTTCCTTTGACCAACAACTATAAGAATAGATTGGGTGGTACGATGTATGAAACACCACCAAAAACTGCAGTTGGTCTTGAAATTGGTACACTTCGAATGAGTTCTGGTAATGCCAATCAAAAGAAAAATACATATGTATCACAAGGACCTGATGCAGTTGCTAATGATGTACAGATTGAAAAATACATTCCCAATCGAGTTGCTCAATTAGCATTAGCAAATTATATGCGAATTAAAATCTCTGTGCCTGGTGATCCTTTATTATCTGCCGGTACGGTTGTTAATTTTAATACTTATGGAATTGATCCAGTAAACTTTACACAAAGTGGTTCAAATGTTACGAGAGAACCTGATCCATTTTATTCAGGTAGATACCTTGTGACTGCGTGCAGACATATCGTTAAAAACAACGGATATATAACGGTATTAGAAATGTGTAAAGAAAGTGTAAATACTTCTTATTCAGGTACAAATACTTCTTTAACTCAATATATTAATGGTGTACAGATATAATGGAACGTAATAATTTTGCTGGATTAAGTGGGTTTATTTGGTGGGTCGGTGTAATTGAAAATGAAGATGCACGAAAGGATCCGTTAGGTATTGGTCGTTGCCAAGTTCGTATATTTGGATGGCACACAGACGATACTACTGCATTACCCACAAAAGATTTACCTTGGGCACACCCAATGTTACCATTAAATTCACCTAATACTTTTAGTAAACCAAGGGTTGGAGATTGGATTGTAGGATTCTTCATGGATGGAGAATCAGGTCAATTTCCAATTATGATGGGTATTCTTCCAGGAATAAAACCAAAATAAAATGGCAAATTTATTATCAAATTTAAGTCCTACCACTAAAGTTGCTGGTATAACTGCTGCAGCTTTTGTTGCATTATTAAATTCTAAACCAACATCAACAAGTGCAACACTGCCTGTTGTTACTACGGCCAACAATTCACCAACAACAGTCACATCTGGCGATACACCACAACCTGGTGCACCATCTAATACTCCAATCTATGCTTCAGGTAATGCTCCTAACGCAGACACATCATTACGCAAATCGAATCAAAATATTGCTCACGTCTGTAATTTACCGGCATCTGTTAGTACCGCATTATTTAAAGCAGGTTCAGTAGGCAGACAAATTATTCTTGCAATTCGTAATGGTATTAAAGCTCTATTAGCTTTTTTAGGTGTAACGCCAACTTCCAATGGATTAAGTTCACAATTAAAAAAATTAGCACACGATATTGCTGATGCTACTAAATGGGTAAAAGATTTAACCGCTCAAATTAATGGTTTAATTGTTTATGTTAATGCTATTAAACAGTTAATTGCTTATATTCTTGCTTTACCTTCTGAATTGATTGTTTTCTTTAAAGATTGTTTACAAAAAGCATATGCACAATTACAAGCAGGATATTTGTCTGTCGTGGCAGATTCAACTAATAGTATTGATACAAGTTCATCTGATAGTATTATTTCAGCAGCTAAAGATGTAATAAATCAAACATCACAATTAATTTCCGCTTCGGTTGCTTTAGCTGCTGCTCCGGCAAATTTAGCAATTGCTGCTTTAACACCAGGTCTAACTCCTGTGGCAAATACACAAGCACAACAAGCAGCAACAACAGCAGTATTTTCTGCCGCTGGATTTAATGCACCAAGTTCTGCTAAACCTTAGGACATATTATGGCTAATTCAAGTGGCGCAGGTACAGTAGATTACTCATGGACAGAACCGGTATCGGCATCCAATACACAGTACCCATACAACAATGTAATGCAGACCGAATCTGGTCATTTTCAGGAGTTTGATGATACTCCTGGTGCTGAACGTATTAGAACACAACATAAAGCTGGAACATTTACTGAAATTCAACCTGATGGTTCAGTAGTTCACAAAATACTTGGTACAAATTATACTATTGTTGCTAAAGATAACAATGTATTAATTCAAGGTATTTGTAATATTACGATTCAAGGTGATGCGGTATTGGACGTACAAGGCGATGCCTACGAACACATTAAAGGTGATTTTAATAAAGTTGTTGATGGTAATTATAATGTATTAGCCAAAGGTGATATGACTTTGAGTGCAGGTGGAGACTTAAATATTAACAATCTTGGCCAAACTGGATCAATTCACATGATTGCTGGTGATAGATTAATTGTTGATACTGATGTTACGGTTCATGGTGAAGTACTTGCTGATTCTTTACATTCTTCAGGTTCAGTAACCGCAGGCACAGGTATTCATGCTGGTATTCCTGGTTCAGCAAATCCAACCGCAGGCATTTCAACACTTGGTGGTATCAATGTTGGACTTCCTGGTCCTGCTACACCAGGGTCAATCACAGCAGTAGGTTTTATAAATGCTGGTATATCAATGTTTGCACCTACTGTATCCGATATGTTTGGTGCAATGGAAATGTTTAGATTGAAGGTAGACCAACACGTTCATATTGGTAACAAAGGTTTCCCAACATCACCACCAACTAGTCCGATGGAAATATAATCATGAGTGTATATGGTCGATTAGGATACAATTTCAACACATCATTATTTAATGGTGCGGATGTACTTTCACAAAATGTTATTAATTATATTAGTAACACAAACATACAATTATCTCAATGGCAGATTAATGACCTTGCCAATAGTAACGTTGGTGGTTATTATCAAAATCCACATCAATATGTATTGGCAACACTATCAATCTATTTAAACGGTTTGGCAACATTGGCCAATTCAAATACAACCATTTTTACTAATGCTCCAGACACAGCAAATACGTTATCTAGTAGTTTGGCAACATTATCTTCATCTTTAATTAGTTTTACAACTCATACTAATAATTTATCTGGTGTTTCTCGTTCTGCCAATACTGCTTTGTATCCAGATTTAACTTCTGCTTTGGCTGTTGGTCGCCAGATGTTAAACATAACCAGTACAACAGATGGTGTACAAAATAATACACCTATACTTGGTAATTTTACCAGTTTGTATATTGGACCACAGTTATCAAATTCAAGTAATAATATTACCATTGATTATAATACATTAAATAATTCAATTACAGCAAATACAAGTAATATATCAAATGCAGCAATGAATGTAATTGTATCTGATGTACAAACTTTACAAACTTTGGTTGATGGCCAAAGAACACAAGATTGGGCATTTTATCAAAATTCTTTATCAGTCCTACAAGACTATCAAACACTCCTACAATTTAGTAATATGGGTGGTACACAAAACTCACTCATTCAACTAATTGGAACCAGCAAACTACACTCTGAGTTAGGATACTAATGATTAATTTTAATTTACCGTTAGATGCCAATGTTGTATCATCCATTGTAAATCAAGTTATAGGTATTATTGGCAGTTCCAATGTTACTGGTACATTAGGTACTCCAGGTGTTGCTATAGATCCTGCTTACGTTCAAGCTAATGCTGCGTTTATACAAGCTAATGCAGCATACAATCAAGCCAATACAATTGCTTTATTTAACCAAGGTATAAACACTTCACAGAATAATTCAATCATTTCACTTAATAATTATGCACAAAATGTTTATAATTTTGCCAATGGTTTAAGTGGTGGTACTGCTACTGACGGAGTGGCTCGATTAGGAGTTACTCAAGTAAACACATATGCTGCCTCTGCATATGCAACTGCCAATGCAGCTTATACTCAAGCAAACACAATTACATCATATACACAAGGTGTTGATACAACTCAAAATACAAATATTTCAGCGGTAAACAGTTATGCAGCATCAGTATATACATTAGCTAATACACATACCAATAATATTAGTTCTTTAAATAATTTAACAGCTTCAGCATTTTCACAAGCCAATTCAGCCAATGCTTTGGCGGCTGGTGCATACTTTCCAGCAGGTACTGCATTAATATTTCAACAAGCTGCCGCACCTACGGGTTGGACAAGACAAACCACCCACAACGATAAAGCTCTGAGAATTGTTAATGGTTCTGGTTCTGTTGGTTCTGGAGGTTCAGTTGCATTTACTTCAGCCTTCTCCGCAAGTACTACTGTTGACGGTACTGCAATTAACACCAGTCAGATGCCTGCACACAATCACGGAGTTTCGGATCCTGGACACAACCACGGAATTTCAGATCCTGGTCACTCACACGGAGTTTATGATCCTGGACATGCTCATATTTTTGGTGCGGACGACCAAATTGCTACACAAGGTGGTTTTAGTGTAGCAGGAAATTTCCCATATGATGCCGTATCAACAACCTCTGGTGGTGGTGTGTATCTATATACTTACGGATCCGGCACTGGTGTTGGCATTTATGGTGCAAGTACGGGTATTG